GCCATTATCAACCCATATAGTGCCTGTAGTTACCGAACTAGGGGCAGAACTTCCTATATGTGAACTATTAAGAGCAGATAAAATATTGTTTAGTTCAGTTCTAAAACTGCTGAAGCCTTGATTGGCTAAACTTACATCTGATACTTGTGCCATATTATTTTTATACCTTTTTTTTAACTACTTTGCAAACCATAACCTTTAGCTATGTAATCAAAAGTTCTATCAACAGCACCGCCACTTGAGTTTGCAAAAGCTATTGTAAAGCCATTTACTGTTTTAGAACTTATTGTAAAAACATCACCTGTTGACATATTTTGTGCAGAAATTCCTATTGCTGGAACTGCATAAAATGGATTTGTATATGTAATTGTTTTTGTTCCGCTTGAAGTTTGCAAATCATTCTCCGCAAAAGTTCTTTCTTCCATGTTCAATTTTATATCAATTTGTTTTACATTGCTAGAAGTTTGATTATCGTCATTTGTTAATTTTAATCTAAATTTAGCAAATTTAAATTTAAATGTTGCTGATTGACTTATGTCACCGAAGTTTGTGCAATCTGCTAATGATGTTGTTGATGTTGCAATTTGTACCCTATGAAAAGCATGAATTTGTTCTGTACCATCAAAAGGGGCTTTTGCTGAATCAAAAAACAATGCACCCCGACCACTATCAAACAAATCATAAGGGTTTTCTGCATCAAGTGTAATACTTGGCTCAACATTCCCGTCATAAATTTGCGGTAATGAAAGTGAGTTTATAAAATTATAAAACCCTTTAGAATCTCTATTTGAATCATTAAAATTAGGGTTTGATGTTGTATCTGTTCCACCTAATTCAAAATCACCTGTTGGGCTATCAAAATTTCCAACTGTATCGTCAAAATCTGTAACAGTATCAAGGGTTAAAATAGTATCACCCGAAGTATCTACTTTTACAGCTAATGGGAAACTTGTGTCCATTTGGTCTAATGCTGTAAATGTATTTGGTATTTCTGAAAAAGTTGATATTTGCTGATATGCTTGAATGCCCGAAATGTTGGTTGAAATAATTGTAGCTTCTGCGGAAGTGTTTCCGTTTTTATCTACTGCCTTTATTAGATATGAACCTACTCTTGCGGGTACGATTGCATTATCACATTTTCTTCTAGGACATCGAACAAGATTTGTTGAATTTAGCCAGTTTGCACCAGTTGTCACATTTTGATATCTAATTTCATAAAAAGAAATATCTAAATCACTATTTGCAGAAGGTGGTGTCCAAGTCAATTTTAAATGGTCTTGTCCATGTAGTTCAACCGCAAAATCTTCAACATTACTAGGAGCATCAACACCACCGATAATAACCCTTGTCGTAGAAATAAAAGTGCTTTTTGAACCAATAGTATTTACTGCCCTTGCTCTAACTTGGTATGTTGCACCATCAATAACATTAAGATGTTGATATTCAAGTATTTTTCCAACTGCTATTTCTCTAAATTCATCGCTTACAGCATTACCGCTTGGGTCTAAAGTTTGTTTGATTTGAACTTCATAATTATCGACAAATAAATCCGTTGAAGCACCTATCGTAATTAACAATCTTGTTATAACAATTCCGTCTGCATATTCGACTAATTCATCATCTAAAGTTAAACTTGCTGGTGGTAATACACTAAAAGGATTGGGTAAAACTGTATCGGGTATTGTTGGCACTTCTTGTTGTGTTCCAAATGTATAAAAACTATCTTGATGTTCTGAACATTGTAAACTTACTGTATGGTCTGAATTTATAGTCAAACCTTGAACCCTAAATGGCTTTGCGGAAAATGCTGGTGTTGCATGGGTAATATTCACAATATCACCGATAGACAAATCAAGGGCTGTAGCGTCTGCTGTGAGGGATATGTCTAAACTTGACCTAGACCGCCTTAAAATGATTTCTGCCATTTCTTGGGCTTGATATGGGCTTGTAAACATGGAAAAATCAAACCTACCTTCTAAAAGCAACCCGCCATCTGCTGTTTTCATGGTTGCGTGTTGGTCTGCACTTGCCAAACCAGTTTCATCTACTGGTGGAAATTGTGCTGTATCTGATTGAAAGTTTTTATCGGGATTTATAAAACTTACGATAACCCTATTATATCTTGAGTTTTTATTCTTACTTTGAATACTAATGCCATTAATAATATTATCTTCAGTTAAAGAAATAGAAGCCGAACCGCTTGTTTCTACTAAAATATTATATACACCCGAACTAAAATCTAAATATGACCTTGAACCCCTAACAAAGTTTTTGACATTATCTATTGCTTTAACCGATGTATCAACAACAGTATGGCTGTCCATCAAATCAATCTGACTTGCACCGCTGAACGGGGTTATATTTGTATCACAAACATCGGTTGCGGTTTGCCAATCTGCAAAATTACTATCGAAATAGCTGTTAGGTATTCCCATACCAAATCTTTCATTTCTTAAATAATCTAATAACTGAAGTATTGGATTATCTGAATATTCCCATGTAGTGCTGTCATCTTTTCTGTGACTACCGCTTCCGCCTGTAACTGTACTGTCTAAGTTTGGATTATATATTTTTCTTCCTTGAACAATAGCTTGAACAGTTGGTAATGAACCAAATTTATCAGCGTTCCATTCAAAACGAATTGCTAAATAGGCAAGACCTCTTAATCTGTGGTTGCTTGTCCATGAAGTTAAAGTGGATAAAAGTGTTGAAGCTGTTTGGCTGTCTGTTCCATAATGCGGTTCAACAGTAATCAAACTTGAACTATCAAAAAAATTTACATCACTACTTGCAACAGTTCTTTGAACATTGTCTTGTAAATCCCCGCTAAAAGTTACCTCTTTGTCATTTACAAATATTTTTGTTATATCATTTATTTCGCCTTCACTTAAAACAATAGCCATATAAAGATATTGATTATCTGTTCCCGATGTTTGCAAAAATACAACATTACCCCCGACTTTTCTTGTTCCGTAAACTATAGGAATATGTGCATTTGCGGTGAATTTATTGACCAAAACACCTTTTGCCTGTTGTTCTGCAAAATTATCACCAAATTCGGGTATATCGGGCATTGGAACAAGCCAACCGATAACATCTTCAACAACATCAACAACAATTTCGACAACATCTTCGATAATATCGACAATGCCATCAATAATATCTCCAACAAATCCGCACATTTAGAGCAATCTCCAGTTACTACCCATATTTTCAAATCCTAGTTTTTTAAATACTGGGTCTATTTGTAAGCCTGTTGTTACCCCCAAAACAATCGGCAATCCATTTGCAATTTTTTTTACGCTTTCAATCATAGTTTTTACAAGTTTGTAATTTCTAAAACTTTTCTTTATGTAAATGACATGAATATTTATCATTTGCCCTTTGCTAAACCAAAATTCTGATTTGTGAAATATACAACAGCCTATAAGGACATTTTTGTCTAAATCTTTTAAAAGAATAATTTTGCCCTTTTGTAATATTGTATTAATAAAAGTTGTGAGTTTACCTTTATCAATATCGGGAAAATTTAGGTCTACCAAATCAACTTCTTTGAACTCTACCAATAAATCATAAATGTTTTGAAAATCTTTTTTTTCTGCTTGGTATAAATGTACGCTTGTCATACCCTACCCCATTTAATATCTCTAACTGTAAGGGCAGAAAACTCCATGCCTTTATCGGAACTAAAAAATCTTTGTTGTGAATTATCTGTTGTTGTTCTTCCGCTAGTTTTGGAAAAATTAGCCCAATGTGAAGTGATTGTTAAAACTACACTTGCTGTTTGTGTCGTATCTGTAATTTTAAACTGGTCAATCGTTCCGTAAAAAAGTAAAAAAGGATTTGATATTAATGCCATATTTGAATCTAAAAAGCCCCTGTAAATAAAGACATCATCATTAATAATATTCTCATTTAAAACAAGTGATACATATGTTTGGTCAACACCCGAAAGACTTAATGACAAACTGTTTTTTGTTGGCTGATTTGTTTCACTAATATTTGTTATTCCTCTTAAATGTCCATTTGCTAAATAGGTTCTTGATGAACCCGAAACATTTGAAACTATATTAAAACTTGCATTGGTCAAATAAACAGGTGTGCCAAAACCTAATTCAACTAACATAACAGGTTCAATATTACCTGTTGCTAGTTCTGTTTTTACTGCACTTGATAGACCTCTAGCCACTATAAACTTTCTCGAACATCAAATTCATAAGAAAAAAGTAAATTACCATTTTTATCATTTGAATTTGTGTTAAATTCTTGAACATCACTTGTTAAATATACTGTAAATGGCACACTATCATAAGTGACCGCACTATTGTCCGCTAATGCTTCCCTTAATGGTGGTTCTATTGTAACTGTTGCAGAATTACTTGAAGAAGTTACATCATCAACAACCATATAAACTTTATCATGTGCAAATTTAATAAAATCACCAGCTTTTAATCTACCCGCACCATCACTAGCAAAACCATCTATGGCTATTGTAGTATCTGCAACCGCATGACTTCCATTGACAAGTAATGTGCCAGTTTCATTTCCTAAAGCATTGAAATAACTGGGAAAAGTAACTGTAAAATTTTCTTTTCTTGACCTTTGTTTCATAATAAAAGCTTGTATCGGGGCAAAATCTGCCCGTGTCATCGGCTGATATTGTATTGTAAAAGAAAAATGCTGACCTTGAATTTGCCTTCTAAAAGTCTTGCCACTATCTGTTTCACTAAACAAAGTTTTCTGATTACTTTTCAGATTAATCGCTGTAAAATCTGTGTTTGGTAATGCACCACTCATACTATCGCCACTTTGCCTTTTTCATTAACTGCACTATTTATTAAATTTATTATTGTACCCCTACTATTTACCAATAATTCATTAAAACCTCTAGCATCAACAGTATTGATATTAAAATTAACTGTTACGGGCTGACTTACTGAATTTAATTTGCTGTTTGGTATTACTGTACTTGGGGCATCGGGAACAACCATTTCTGCACCAGCTTCACCAACCATATAAGGCTCACCCTTGTTCATTCTACCGCCAAGCCTTCTTCCTTGATATTTTGTTTTGGCAATCGTGGCTATTTGAACAGCACCTAAAGCACCTATTGCAATGGCTAATGGTATATTCGGCAATGCTTTTGCCACACCCCTAGCGGTTGACATTATAGCTTCTGCCAAATTAAAAGCCTTGTTTAATTTAAATGCTTTTTCATTATGTCTTGCCATTTCGGCTAATGCTTCCCTTCCAACTTTAACTGCTAAATCAGTTTTTTGTTCACCTGTTAATTTTTCAACATTTATTTCACCAGCCCTACCAGCTTTTAATAATTGCATAGTTTGTGACATGACTTGTTTTTGAATTTCTAATTCTTTTCGTGCTGTATCGTGTGCAAGTTGTATTTTTTTATCGGCTCTGATTCTTGCAAGTTCGGCTTCAAGTTCATCATTTTCCATTATGGCTTTTATTTTATCATTATTTAACTTGGTCATAACTTCCATTTCAAGTCTTGCCATTTCTTTTACAGCATCTAATTTTTCTTCATCTATTAATGCTTGGGGCTTTTCACTTGGTAAACTAGCATCAACTCCAAAAGCTGTTCCATCTGTTGGTTTTGATTTTGCATTTTTTACTGCTTCAAGTGCTTTTGCTTCCCTCATAATCGCATCTACATAATTTTTTGATTGAGCAATTATTCTAGCTTTACCAGCTTCTTCCATTGCATGAGCAATTTCCACGCTTTTTATTTTTTCAATTTGTAATTCAATAAACTTAATTTGATTTTTTAAAGAATTACTTACAACATTTCCGCTTTTTGCTAGTTGTTCTTCTAATTGTTTTTTTCTTTTTAGAAGTTCATTTAATTTATTTGTTGGCTTTTCTGTTTTTGCAAAAGCGTCATTCATCATTAAAATTGCTGTTGATATACCTACAAAAGCACCAATTATTGTAGTTCTTGAAACTTTTGAAAATGATAATAAAGCAACTTTAGCTGTTGTAATTGCTTTTGCTAAATTTAGAAAAGCGGTTGCAATTTTACCGACTACTATTGCTATACCAAGTGCCTTTAATATTTCAAAGTTATCTTTTATAAATCTTACTGCTTCACCAGCTTTTATAACTGCTGTGGATAAACCTTCACCAATAGATTTCGCAATGTCATCAATAGTTTTTTGATTGTCCTCAAGGGCTTTATCTAACGCCCCAAATTCTCTTTTCAATCCTACAAAGAATTGTTCAGCCACAACTTTTTGAAAGTTAAAAAACTTATCGCCAATCATTGAAAGTCTGCCTTCTAATGTATTGGCTAAATCACTTGTAGCGTTTGCAAACCTACCATTTGCACCAAAAACTCTTCTAAATGCTTCGGCTGTTTCTTCTGCTGTAACTGTTGCACCCGCTTTAAATCCAAGTAAATCTCTAACACCTCTTTCACGAAAAATATCGGCACTAGCCACACCAGCAGAAAAAGACCTTTGAATTTGTTCTGCTGTTGTTCTAAAATCTAAACCAGTAACAGAAGCAACCCTTCCTGTAATCTGAAGCATTTCTTGTAGTTCTTCTGCATTTTTACTTACTACAGCTAAATTACCCGCCCCTTGTTGAATTTGCTGTAAACTAAAAGGCACTTTAGAAGCAAACTTAGCCATGACATCAAAAGCCTTTGCACCTTCATCGACACTTCCAAATAAAAATTTTAATCTGATTTGTAAAGATTCAACTTGTTTACCAACATCAACAAAAGATTTAATTGCAACCCCAGCACCTAATCCTATAAGTGCATTTCGCAAATTAAATACTGCATTTTTCATTTTGTCGACATTCGTTGTCGCACTTTGCATAGCTTGTCGGGTTTTATCCTTCGCTATGATGTCAATATTTACTTGTTTACTTGCCATTTATCTTCTTGCCTGTGCCAATCTCATTTCTCGTTCTCTTTCTTCGTTTTGAATTTCATAATATGCTATCCACATATAAAATTCACTTACTGGCATTTGCAAGATTTCGGAAACTGTTTTATGTAATCTTTCGGCTAAACTAAAAATATTGTGAAGTTCATTATCGTTCTTCAGTTTTTTTTATAGTCATCAACATCTGTGTTTCCTGTTCCCATTATTTTTGTAGCAACTTCTGCAATAATGTTTGTGTCTGCTTTTTTCTTAAAACTTAAAGCATCACTCGCATTGAACATTAATTCACCATCTTTTGTTAAAGCCTTTGTAATTATTACATCAATCAAAACAAGTAAATCAGTATTAGTAGCACCTTTAAACAATTTTTGTTTTTCCATCATGTTAAAAGGTTTGGTATGGATAGCCATATCACCTACCAGCCCCCATTCGGGAACTTCTATAACTTGTGTTTCTAGGCTATTAAAATGGTCACGAACACCACTAAAATAATCAATCTTGTTATCTGCCATGTTTAACTCTTAAATTAAACTGTGCCGATTGTAAGACCACCCGTGCCTTGAATATTAACAGTTCTAGTTATTACACCATCTAAAGGAACACCAACTGACATTCCAGTTACGATACCTGTGCCACTAAATTTTCTATCGCCACTTTCATTGCCTTCGGGCAAAAATGCAAATGTTAATTCAGAACCCTGTACCATTGTTGTCTGACCAGTATCGGTTTCATCAAAATTCATTTCAATCGTGGCGGTAAATGTACCCCTTCCGACTAAAAAAGATTTCATTGAATTACCTAATGCGGTATCTTCAACAACATCGTGTGTTGTATCAACTGTAAATCCAGTTGCATTGCCAAGTGTCGTTCCACCAATAGTAACAACACCCTCTTTTCCGTGATGTGTAGCCATGCTTTACTCCTTTTCTTCTTCTTTTGGTTTTAACATTTTTTCGGATTTCTTTGAAGTATTATTTTGTTCTTTGTACCCAAGACTTTTAAAATGTTCTATGTGGTCTTGTGAACAACGAATAATCATGTCATCTTTTGACATTGTGATTTGTTTTGCCATTATGCACTCCCTCTTGTAAATTCATATATTACTCTAACAGTTATTCTTACCCCGCCATAGGGATAAATTGTTCCTTCGTCTGTTGTTGCTTCAATAATCTGTGTATCAATAGCGTTTCCGTTTCTTGTTACATCATTATCAAGTGTTTCTTCGATAACTTCAATAATTTGGTTTCTAACTGTATCAATATTGCTTGTTGTGCCTTTACCAAAAGCAACAATCAAAAAATCAAGTGTACCCCTGTAAGTTCCAGCACCCGTATCACCTATGCTTGACACTTCCCTTGTTTCGTCACCCGATTGAACAAATAATGCTGGAAATTGTGCATCACTTAGTTCTTCGACTTCAAAAGGTTCTCTTGTAATCTTTTTAAACTCGATAGGGCTTGTAACTGCATCAAGTTTTGTAATTATATCACCAGCTATGTTTTCTCTTTTGCTCATAATCTCATTTCTTTAAAATAAAACTTTGAAAATTCAGCTTTAATTTTTAATTCTTCTTTATCTCCAATAGAAAAAAATGGTCGTGTAATTTTTCTTCTTCCAACACCGAAAGTATCGTGATAAGAAGCTATTTTTGCTCTTTCCATATTTGAAAAAAACAATGTGCTTTTAAATCCTGTTGTTCTGAAATCTAAACTGCGAAACATTTTGCCCGTGTCTGTAAGGTCAACAAAACCTGTTTGTCTACCCCGCTTTTTTCGGCTTCTTACAGTACCTTTTGCATATGACCGCATTTGACCACCATCGGGTAGTTTTCCAGCCTGTGTACGCTTCGTAATCATCATTACAGCCATGTTTGAAACTCTATTAAGTGATTTATTAATAACAGCCCTTTGTTTTTTACCAATTCTTTTTAAAAGGTTTGTAACCTCTATTGTGTTAACTTTGGCTTGTGCTTGTATCATCTAACTAATCGTAAATGATGAATTGGTTCTTTTTCACTATCACTTACAGTCCCGCCACCATCTTCATCATATTCAACACCATCTCGTAAAATAGCATTAAATTCTTCATCGTATCTATCCCGATAAAAATCTATCTGAACTTGAAATGTGTCTTTTCCTTCGCCTGTGTCGGGGTCACGCCATTTCGTTAATTGTGGATAAACATATTTCCATAATGCCAAATAAACAACTGCCAATTCAAATTGTGCTGGTGTAAGTTTGCTATTCTCCATTTCAACAGATGTTACTTTGGTAATATCCTTGTAACGAACTGTGTGTCTGTATCTTTCCCACCATTCTTCCCTAATTCGCCTTATAACATCATTTTCAGCAAATTGTATTTGGTCAACAAAAGTTGTAATCCCATATTCTAAAATATCGGGCTGTATCTTTTGCAGATGTGTGTTTTGGACACTAAAAACTGTTGAGGACATTATTTATCCTTTTTAGTTGGTTTCGGGGCTGGTTTTTCCTCAATAATAGTTTGGTCTTTTGGCGGGGCTTTTGGTTTGCCTTCGTCTAGCTTCCAACCCCTTCTTGTCCATATATCAATATTGTTTTCGTAATCAACTTTAGGTCTTTCGATAACTCTATCGTCTTTTGTAAGTTTTACCTTATCCATAATCTTTCCCTTAATGAAAAGGGGTGGAAAACCACCCCATAAGTTTTAACTTGCAACTGAGTCTGCTGTTAATTTAACACCATATGTATCGTGAAGTTCACCGACACCATAAACTGCTGTTGCAACGATTTCGTCTGCTCTTAATGAAGCATCTCTTTGACTTTCAATCTTTAGGTCTTGCATCATTGCTAAAGCTAAAGCATCTTGGGAAAATACTCCACCAATACTATCGTCTGAACCATCAACAGAAATATTACTTGATTCAAAGATTTGAACACCAGCAATAGTTCCAACAAAACCACTTCGCATAGCTTCGTTTGATAATTCTGTATCTCTACCAACAAATGTATTTGTCAAAGACTTCTTAACATTAAAAATTTGTTTTGGGTGAAATACACCATAGTAAGGGGCTGGGGCATTATTTGTTCTAAGTTCTGCACTTGCTTCAAATAAGTCTTGAACTGTAAGTTCTTGACCAGCACCACCCGCTTTTTCTGTTGAAAAGCCACTAAATAATGCAGATAAATCACTATCTATCTTTTTCGCAATAGCTTCGCCAAATAATCTTCCAATATCTCCAGCTACATTTCTTGAAGCTGAATTTCTTGCAAGGTCTGTTAATGTTGTCATAATACCAACTTCTGAAGCTGTTATAGTAACTGATGTTGGATTTACTGCCGTATTACTCAAATCAGTAGCTTCATTAACTGCTGACGCTGATACTGCTGAATAAATTGGAACTTCAACTGATTTACCACCACCCGCAATAGTGTAGTTTCTGACAAGGTTTCTCATAATTGATTGCTCATTAGCAATGAACAATGCTTCTGCAACTATCTCGGTGTACAACTCCGAAATGGTTGAACTGGTTGTTTCATTAGCCATATATTACTCCTTAAAAAAATAGCTATATTATTTTAAACTGTTTATCACTCTAGGTTTTGAATCTCTTTCCTTCTTATACTTGCGGTATAAATCTCGGTGTTCTTTTATGCTAAAGTCATAGTCCTCATAATTAAAGGCTTTTTTGAGTTCTTGCCTGTCCACATTTGACCTTGTGCCACTTCCGCTAGGGGTAGGTGATACAAAGTGCGGGTTCTGTGTCAAAAACTCTTGAACCAGTTCATCGGTTGTAAAGAGTTCCCCATTATTGTTATATCTTGGTAAACCTTTTGAATCAAGTATTTCAACATTTCCGCTTTCATTTAGTTTGATTTGGTTTTGTAAAAGTGAAACCACTTGGTCGGGGTTTATTGCTCTACCTTTTGAAGCAGACGATAACAATGCTTTATTAATCTTTATATCTCTTAATTGGTTTTGTAATTCTTCTTTTTCCCTGTTAAACTCTTGGGTTTTGTTTTTTATGATTTCTTCAAACTCGCCTTTTTGAATTTTTTGTTTTTCTTCGGCTTCTTTTTGT